TACGACAAATCTTACTATCTGTATATCGTCTGCTAGGGCAGTTAGTAAGAATATTTCCCTAGAAAGAAAGGGGAAGGACCGAAGTCCCTCCCCAAACCATTAGACACCTGGGCTAGCGTAAATGCCGCGTGGGTCGGTCCAGCCGAAGCTGTAACGAGCGCGAGCCTTATACTTAGCGTTTTCGGTATCCCAATCTTCGTCCATGGTGAACTCGTCACCATTGCGTTCGAAGTACTTGAGACCGTTCTTGACATCGGTTAGGATGAACCAAGCATCGGTATCAGTGAGATAGTGGTTGACCACAACCTCAGGAATCATACCCATAGTCTTGATGGCGTTTAGAGTGTTATCAGCACTGTAAACTTGACCATCGGTCTTCAGGATACGATGAGCTTCGAACATCAGCTCCTTCGGAATCACTAGCTTGCGAGGACGAACTGCGATCTTGAGACCACGGTCGTTCTTGAAGTCAGCAATGTCGATACAAGCTTGTTCTAGAGCGGCTTCTGAAAGGTCGATTGCAGTGGCTACACCGTTGGTGTAAGTACCACCAGCAACGTTGGGGTGAGAGGCTGAGCCACCACCACCAGCAGAAGCGATAAGAGAAGCACCGTCGCCACCAAGGTAGCTAGTGCTGAAAGCGCGGTTGAAGATGTTGGCCGCAACAATCTCTTTGGTTTGACGCATAGAGAAAGCAAGCGACTGGGCCTTCAGTTTACCAACTACATCGTACTGGTCGTCATCAAACGCTTCACGAGTGATGATGAAACCCAGTGCGTATACAACGTGCTGGTAGCGGCTAGTGAAGCCTTGACGAGCAGCGTCATAAGTAACTGGAGAACCTTCAGACTTAGCTACTGCCAGACCGAAGTGTGAAGTACCGACATCCTCTTCGAATGCCTTACGTGAAGTGCTCTTTTCAAAGAGCTTATCCCATTCCACGGGATACTGATTGTATGCCTCGCCGTACCAAGTGTTAACACCAGGCCATAGGGCTTTAGCAAAACTGGAACTATTGATTACACTCATGCTATCCCCCTATTAGATGCCGGTTGTACCGACGCTGTTGTACTGATGACGGTTGAAGCGAACGCGGAGGCGAACACTAGCACCCATCTCGTTGTCAACTCGCCGAACCATACCAAGAATCTGGAAGTTTAGAGTAGAGCCTGTGGCCTCTGTACCAAAGTCTAGGTAAGCAGGAGAAGTTGAAGTTGCAGCAGTACGGGCACCGTTTGCATGTGAAGCATTCAGACCAATATCGGTAACAGCAGGAGTGCCGTTAGAAGCTTCCACTTCCATTTCGATATGTGGGTCATCAGCTACAAGAATGTAACCAGCACCTGACGCAGCAATTTGTGCAGCAGCAGGGATATCAAGAATGAGAGAACCAGTGGTCATGTTACCAACGGGGTCAAACTTGTTAGGGAGAATACCGACGCAAATACCGATAGGAACATCAGTAGCGCCGCATAGGTCGGCAGTAGGAATGCCGTTAGCGTCTGCAGTACCGCCAAGCTTGATAACGTCGCCACGGAGGATTTCATCAGCCGCTGACGCGACGTAATAAAGAGACACCTTACCGTTGTTTCCGCCACCATTAGTGCCGATTACTGTGAAGCCATTAATACGAGAAGTATTGGCCATAGCCAGATCCTTTCAATTAAAATTAAGAAAGATGCACCCGGCTTGCCACTAATTTAACCCTCTGAGTACTTAACTTCTCGACGAATCGAGCCGTAGTCCGCAGTGGGGTTTTTCATGGTTTGTTCTGAATCATCGACTGTTTGCTGTTTAACAGCTTGGTCTTCTTTGTACCAGTCGTCTTTAATACGCATGACGACAGCCTTAGTGTTTTGACCAACAGAAATAGAAGATGCTGAACCGAGTGCTGATGGATTGTCAACACGACGATTGCCTGTAGCGCCAACTTTGGCATCAGGAACAATTTCATAACCTTGTTCCGCTAGGAGCGAAACCTTGTCATCTACGTCATTGACGATCCGGTAGAAGTACCCTGGTTCCTTGTTTTTAATTTCAAGGCGATTGCGTTTAGCAACAGGAGTACGACGGGGGCGGGCACTAGCCTCTTGGGGAGTTGATTGTCGAGCCATTTTAATCCCTTTCTAGTTACTTGGCATTACGCATGGCTTTTACCTGCGCAATGTAGTCTTCTTTGGTCATCACTTTGGTACTAACCAATGTCTTCATAACCTTCTCCTCTTGAGGAGTCAGTTCGAATTTGTCTGCACTTTTACCACCCGAGCTACGACCACCAGCTTCAACGTCAGGAGCACCTGCTTTGTTAGGGTTAGTAAATTTGTGTGCGAATTCTTTCTTGACAGCAGTTTCTACTTTCTTGAGTACTTCAGACGGGGCAACACCCTGTCGTGCTAGTTCAATACCATAGTCATCTGCCCATTTACGCATGTAACCAACATCGCTATACCAGCTATTGCGCTTGGACCAAGCAACAAAGTCTGGATGAAGATCGGGTTCTTGTGGTTGTTCTGCGTCGAGCTTTTGTAGTCGATCTGCTTCCTTTTCAACCCGTTTGATTTCAGTATCAATCTGGTCGAAGGCAGCACCATCGGCATTTGAAATTGCCTCTTGGCGGGCTTCTTTTAGCTTACTTAGGGCAGTTTGTACTGCTGCAGCCTCTCGGGCTGAATAATGTTCTTTAAGAGCTTCAACAGCCTTACGAACATTCTTGATTTCCTTTGACTGAGATTCAATTTTATCGAAGAGAGGTTTACGACGAACAAACTCTTTTGCATCAATGAAATCATCTTCATTACCAGCAAACTCTTCTTTAGGACGCCAACCCATTTCCAGGGCACGTTGCTCAATTTCAGTTAGTTGAGGAGCCTCTGTCTTTTCTTCAGGGGCGACTTGTTCAGTTTTGTTTTCGTCAGTCATTGCTTATCCTTAAAAATACAAACGACATCTTCATCGTTTATAACGAGGTAAATTTCATCGTCTTCTGGGTCGGTGACAAACTTACCACCGAACTTAGCGAAACCAATGAGGTCACCTACTTGTGTAATACCTAGATAATCTTCATGGCACTTGGGTCCAATCTGGATCACTGTGCCCTTGTCCACGTTAGCCTGCTCTTTACGTTCTGTAAACTCCGGGAGGATAAGCCCTGATTTAACAGCACGAGCAAGGATTTTATCGTGTTCTTGGATTTTCTGAGGTTTGATTAAGATTCTACATCCTGTCACTGAAATCATTTAGTACCAGTCTCCTGTGTAAAGAATTCTTCGAGATCAAAAATACATTGAATATAGCCTTGTCGAAACTTTAGGTCTTCTGCCGTAAACGAACTGATTTCATCTTTGATGTCTTCATATCGTTGGTGTAGAGCCTTACGAAAAGCGCGCGTTACTTCGTGCCTTTTCCAGTCTTCGATTTCGAGGCCGCTGATTGCTTCTGTACTAATTTTGCTTTCTCCTTCTCTTGCGTCATCTTTTGCGCATGGGCATCTTGGTTATTCATCAGAGTTTGCTGCCCTTTAGCACGCTCTGTTGCGGCAAAGATATTTGCCATTTGAATATCGCTAGCTGCTTTAACCTGAGCTTTCTCGCTCTCGATTTGCATCTTCTGTGCATGGGCCTGTGCTTCCATTGCCATCTTCTGCTCAGCCTGCCGTCCGTCTAGTTCCATCTCAACTTGTTTTTGTTGAGTGTCAATAGCAGCCTTCTGTTGGTCTGCCTGCATCTTAGCCTGAATAGCCAAGAGCTTAGGATCTGGAGGGGGAGGTGGTACTTGACCTGTTGCCAAGACCTGTTGAGACATAATACGCTGCCAGTTGGGCTGCTCTTGTGCTTCTAGTACACGAGAGAGAACTTCGACAGGGTTCATCATAGGACCAAAGGTTTGTAGCATTTCTACAAGACCTTGTGCTTTCAGAAGCTTTTCTGTTTGTGACACTGCAGTAGGATCTGCCGCTGGGCAAATGTCATACTCATCAGAATCAAAATCCTCTGGGCCAATCTGTGTGTCAATGACCGACACATACTTTTGTGGGTCAAGATACAAATGGTTAAGAGCAAAGACTTTCTTAAACTCTTCAGTGAGGGAACGGAAAAGACGCTTATATACAGCAGTGAATACTTTCATTCCCTGCTCAATAGAAGCCATTGTGGTAGTGGCAGGTGTGTTCTGTCCGGGCATTTTGCCAACAAAGATTTCAGCCACACTAGCAAGCTCTTTACCAGAGGTAATCAGAGCACCCATAAGTTCGAAGAGAACCTTGGAAGGCTCCTTAGAAGGAAGAGGGACAATTTGTTTACGTAGATCATCGCCAGTGGCTTGGACATTCTTCCATTCACCAGGACTAAAGGTTTGATCTCCCATACGAAGACGCAGACCTTTACCAATGAAACCACTTTGTAGGTTGTTTAGTGAACCAGAGTCAATAAGCTGGTTAATAAGAGTATTAACCGACTCATTTAAAGGACCAAGAAGAACACCAAAGCCGATATCATAGAAACCACCATCGGGATTAGGTACAAACCCAAACTTAGTGTACATCTGAAGAGGCTTAACCTTGACAATCTTACCTTTATCATCGAGTTCAACATCATCTGTTAGAAAACGAGCGGCAACACGTAAAACCTTACCTGTGTTCTTTTCAAAAGTCACAATGTAAGGAAGAGGATAACCTGTATCTTCAAGATCTAGGAAGGTGTGTTGCTCAATAAGCTCATATGGGGTTGTCTCATCGGCAACCATACCATTGTTTTGAGGCTCATTGACAGGAAGTGAAGGGTCACCTAGGTCAATATCACGGAAAATCTTCTGATTCTGACGTTCTTTTAGTAAACGAGGCGACAGTCTGATGATTTCAGAGATTCGTTCGCACTCATTAAGAGATTTTGTCCAGTAATTGACAACTAAATTCTGTGGTAGAACAAGATTTGAGGCAACTTGATCTTTAGACTTGTCATAAAATGTCTTTTTAAAGATGGTTCCCACAACAGGAATCATCATCAGCATTTTATCCATGTCTTCTTCCCATCCATCCATCTCATGCATGAGTTGGTAGGACATATACATGGAAACACGATTGGCTGTTTCTAGTTTTTGTGCCGTTGGATCTTTGCCAATAACCTGGCTTTTAACGATTTGACCGTTAGAGGGCAGGAGAGAAGGATAACTGCGAGCAGCAAATTGCATAGCAGCAGTAGACAGAAGAGGATACTTAACATTACTAGCCCCAGGCCAGGGAAAAGACTTCTCTTCTCGAATCTGTTTTGCTAAATCAATCCATTCTTTTAAATCAACTTCCCAATCGGAACGACTTGCAAGGTCGAGTTCAAACCCTGAACGACATTGTTCACCAATCTTATTCAGGGTGTCTTCATCAAGTTTCTCAGCTAG